GACAAATTAAAATTCTATTCCCCTGTTAGTATATACGTATTCGTCACAATTTATAAGATGATGGGCTTTGATGTTCACCCAGGTAAATTCTTTGTTAAAGAACATGTTAATGAATATTTAAGGAAACTTTATATTCATGGTCGAGTGCAAGGTTATCCTGCACGTGCTTTAGGATCCATTTTACAGGCATCTCCAATTTCTATTGATTCTAGAGATAGACGTAGCAAATTAGTTACTTTTATAAGTAATTTTTGTGTTTATACTTCCCGTCTTAACGAGCCTTTATCTTCTTTCTACCCTGTTATATTCCCTGTAATGGAACGTCTTATACCTAATTCCTCCAAGATACTACATACCCCTAGATATGCTGGTGGGTTAGGTGTTTATCCCTTCTCACCTAGTTCTAATTTCTATGGTGTTGTGAAGAAAGATTCTGATTTTCATAGACTAGTTGGAGTTGATACCTTGCCTGGTTTAAAATATGAAAATGATTTTATTTCTTCAAAATTTTCATTATCTGTTTTTGATGCGAAAGAGGCATATGATATTTTGCGTCGACCCGGTATCAAATATGAAAATTTTTGTGAATATAGAATTGTTCCTTTTGACTCTTCTATCTCTCCCGACATTCCTTTCCTATTCCCTGATTTTAATATTGTAATGAATTTTTCTTGTCCTTATTATTTTGAATTACTGGATCCTGAGGTATCCAAGTTTTTCAATTTTGAAATTCTCGTTACGGAATTATATCGTAAAGATCGTCTTGATGAGATCTTTAAATTCCCTTCTTTTTTAAAAAAACATTTTTCTACCAAGTTACTAAAATTACTTATTACAAAAGGAGAAGAACATTTTCGTCCTTATTGTTATGACATCGAACCATTTATCTACGGTTATATTTCTTCCAAATATGAAAGATATTTCTTACAACGATGTATCTCACATTTTGGTAAAGTGGGATATAAAACATATATATCTGGATTAGCTTGGTTGGAATTAAACTTACATGATATCATCATTGAAAATCTACCCGTTAAAATTACCGATTAATTTTTCTTGATTCATTTTTTTTCTTTTTCTTTCTCATTTTTTTCTTTTTTTTCTTTTCTTTTTATTTTCTTTTATTTCAATATTGACGATCTTTCATATTATAAAAAATTATATATAAAAAATAAAAAAATAAAAAAA